ACCGTAGACAGGGAAGGTGAGGTAATTGATGCTAAAGGATGGGACTTAAGGAATTTTAAGAAGAATCCTGTCATTATGTATGCTCACGATTACCGCAGCCTGCCTATCGGGAAGGCTTCAAAGGTGTGGCTCGCCAGTGGGAAGCTGAAAAACACCGTTCAATTTCCTCCTGAAGGGACATACGAGTTTGCCGACATTGTAGAGAGATTGGTTGATACAGGATATCTCAAAGCTGAATCGGTGGGCTTTATTCCCCAGAAGTGGGAAGATGGCAAGGATGGGAAAGAGCCGAAAAGAACATATCTCAAGCAGGAGTTACTTGAGATTTCTATTGTTCCAGTGCCTTCAAATCCTGATGCCCTCCGTAATGCCATTGATGATGGCGTAATTACGACAAAGGAATTTGATGTATTGTCAACCAAAGAGGGGGACATTGTCAACAAGCCTGAAGAGATTGAGGCATTGCTACCTGTACCAGATGGTGGGATTGTTTTGCCACCTCAAAAGGGGATAGCTCACGGCAACGAAGTAATAATTCCACTAAAAGAGATTGGGGAAAAGATTGTTACTCAAGGTGAAGTTAAGGATGAGCTTGATTACCTTAAAAACATTATTGGAGATGTGGGGTTGAATGAAGAGGCACTGGAAGTTGCGTGGGAATTGGTGCGAGAGATTATGCGTTTAGCAGGTGACGACATACCTGAAGATATAAGGGACACAATCGGGGTAATGATTACGGAGCAACAGGAACTCAAGGTAAGAGATGCCATTGATTATTTAGAGGATTACCTTACTAAGAGGAGTGTTGTCGCGGAAGAACCCGAGGAACCCGAAATTATTGAGCCTAAAGAATTGGATGAAACCCGTATTAGTGAGATTGTTGCTAAGGCGGTAGGGGAAGCCATTGAAAGGGCTCAAGGCAAAATTTAATAGGAGGAACAAACTCGTGGATGAGAAAGAAATTGCAGAAATAGCGGCCAAGGCTGCTGCTGAAGTAGTCTCAACGCTAAGCAAGACCGACAAGAAACCAATCCCTGTTGAGGAAGTCATTGTCGGCAAGAGTCCAGAGGAGAAACTTCTGGAAGACCCGAAGGGCGGTTTCAAGAATATGGCTCACTTTATCGCTGACGTGATTCGGGCAGATAGGAAGAATGGCGAGACTAGTGAAACCTTAAAGACCTACGGTAATGCCCTTAGAAAGACTGCTGGCTATATGGAGGAGGGCGACTTATCTCAGGGTGGGTATTTAGTCCCTGAAGAGTATAAGGCTACTCTCTTACAGAATGCCCTTGAAAACTCCATAGTAAAACCGAGGGCAACTACCATCCCGATGGCAACCAATAGGGTTACTATGCCAGCTCTGGTGGATGACGACCACAGTTCTAATTACTTTGGTGGAATTACTATCAAAAGGACAGCAGAGAAGGGGTCTAAGAGTCCCACAAAGCCAACCTTTGGCACTTTGTCACTAACGCTTCACAAATTAACTGGCTTGGTGTATGTGACTGACGAGCTTTTATCAGATTCGGTTATATCTATTGAGCCAATAATCCGCAGCACGTTTGGTCAGGCGATAGCCTTTACTCAGGACTATGACTTCCTACGAGGCACTGGTGTCAATCAGGCATTGGGTGTTTTCAATGCTGGCAACCCTGCACTAATCCCTGTTGCCATAGAAGCTGGGCAGGATGCCGATACCATTCTATTCGAGAATATCATCAATATGTGGATGAGGATGTATCCTGCTGGACACGCTAAGGCAGTATGGGTAGCCAATATCAACACCTTTGCGCAGTTAGCTGCAATGACTATGGAAGTTGGTGATGGTGGTGTTCCTGTGTGGATGCCTGCTGGTGGCGTTTCTGGATTACCCTATGCGACTCTAATGGGCAGACCATTACTCTTCACCGAGAAGATGGCAACACTTGGTAACCTGTATGATATAGGTTTAGCCGACTTCAGCCAATATATGATTGGTGAAAAGGGTGGATTACAATTTGCCTCATCTATGCACGTAGCATTTGTTGAAGATGAAATGTGCTTCAGGTTCGTTATGCGATATGACGGACAACCTTGGTGGTTATCTACTCTACAACCGATGGAGGGAGCCACTCTTAGCCCATTTATTACTCTTGCGGAAAGGGCATAAAAGCAGGGGCAGTGAAAGCCTGCCCCCTTAATTCTAAATAGGAGGAAATTCTAATGACTCAAAGATTTTCACAATCACACGGCATCGTCCCCATTGAACAGTGCATACTTAATAACTGGACAAATGGGGGTACGCTGGACTCGATAAATATGGCAAAGTACAACCACTGCACCATTATTTTTATTGGTGGTGCCGATATTGCGACTGATGCTGTTCTAACTATTAGCGGTGGGGCAACTGATGGAGTTTCAACTGCAGCTATAACCTTCTCTTATAGATATAGTGCAGGTATCATTGGTGCTGCTTCATCCGATGTGCTGGGAGCCGTTGCCACCTCTGCGGCACTTACCGTAACTGCTGCTTCACTTGTAAATGCGATGCTGGTTGTAGAAATTGATGCTGAGGACTTGCATATTGCCAATGTTCAGTATCAATATATTACCGCAGTTCTGAGTGCTGCTGGTACTGATGGCGAATACAGTGCAGTAGCTATCTTGTCTGAGCCACGCTATGCCGAAGCAGTAATGCCAACGGCAGTACCGACTGCTTAACCTGAAGGGGGAGTGATGAAATCATTTCTAACTATGTTTGGTATTAAGATTGATATTACGGTGCCGAACAAACCGAAAAAGAAGAGGCGGAAGGGGGCGAAAGCCCTCTCCGCCCCTCTCACAAAGACAAAATGATGCACGAAGCATCAAATAAATAAAACTGTCCCAGCCTCTTGGGACAAATTAAGGGAGAGAGGTTAATAAAATGACAAGGAAAATAAACCCAGGAGGCCCTTCACGTCTTTACAGTTCGTGGTTAAAGGGTAATCTAGTAATCGGTGGTGGGGATGCGGGACCAGCTAACGAATACTTTGTATCCAAGCAAGGCAACGCTAGGAATGACGGCCTATCTTGGGAACGGTCCAAACTACTAGTCCAAGATGGATTAGACCTGTGCGTTGGTACTGGGGAAACTGTTTATGTAGGGCCAGGTGCATATACCGAGTCTTTGACTACACCTGCCAGTGCAGTGGCTTCAGCGATTACACTTTAGGGTATGGGGGATTCGCACCGTGGTCAGGGTGCTGCGGTTACTTCTGAGGGTGCTGCCGAGGACGCTTTGAATGTACTGTGTAATAATTTCACGGTACGGAATATGCGGCTTAACGGCAATACAACTTCGGCAGGTCTTCAGCTTGATAGCAATACGGGTAGTGTTATCCATACTATAACCGTAGACCATTGCCACTTCAATGGTGGATTGTATGGTGTAGAATCCGTTGGTGGCTCAAGTTTTGTTTGCATCAAGGACAGCCTTTTCAGGTTTATACTTGAGGCAGGTGGAACAGCTATAACTTGTACCGATATTAGCCAAACCAACCCTAATGTATGGGAAGTATTCGACAATGTTTTCTGGGCCAATGAGAACCACATCTACTTTGATAATCCTAATACCCCTTATAGTGGTTCTTGGCATCACAATATACTCCACGCAACCTATGTGCCAGGTGGAACGGTAACTCAAAAACTCGACCTAGACGTTGGGGGTTCTAATGTCATCTTTGGCAATTTCCTCGGTGGCACCTTTAGTAATGCTGGTGGTTATGTGGGTGGTGCAACCGATGAATGGTATGGTAATCATTGTTCTGCTGGATTAGATTCTGTTGCTGACCCAGCATAACACGGAGTGAGCTGGTCGCTAGTCGGCCAGACATCACCCCCTTTAACGGGGGAGGGGGGTAACTCCCTCCCCTAAACAATGGAGGTTTTACATGGAAAGATTAAGCTCGGTAACATTACATCCGTTTGGGAAGAGTGCCCTAACGACCACGGGTGTTCAGTATAGTGCCTTGAAGACGACTTCTACGGATGTATACGAAGATGTTGAAGCGGTTACAGTTACTGTCCCAGTAGAGGCAGGTCGGAGTTCAGAGCCTATTGTTGAAATAGAGTTTGGCTTGACCTGTGAGGTCTATTCTAGTAGCACGACTGAATCTGTTTTATTCAAATGGCAGGCAAGCGAGGATGACGCAACTTGGGTTGATATAGTTCCAGCGGTAACTTTTGCTGCCGATGCTTCTGTCGCTACAGAGTATACTTATTCAGGCAGGTTTCCAACGGTAGCCAATTTCAATGTAGTGCCGTTTTATATGCGGTTACAGATTCAATCAGGCGCTGCTGGTGGAGAGACGGCTAAAGGTAGAACGAAGAACTCAAGCTATCTAACTGTAATCTATTCGGATAATTAGGGAGGTAGGATGGATTTTCACGACCCTAATTTAGTTTTCTATGCTGATTTAGCGAAGCACGATGGGGCTGCCTTTATGTCTGATGATGCCTATGGGTATTTGTGCACGGTTACTACAGCTACTTGGCAACTTAATGGTAGGAACTTTGTTGCTGCTACACCTGACTATATTGAACTGGCTGCCGAATCGGTAATGAACTTTACCTCTGGGGACTTCTCAGTCATAGCTCGTATTTATATTAGCACACTTTCTAACCACTCAATAATCTCTAGGGGGTTGACTAGCACAGACGGCTGGTGGTTTTATGTATTAAACGATGGAACACTGCGAGTACGCACAAACCAAGCGGCGGCAAATCAAGTCTCTAGAACAGCCTTTGGTAGTGTAACAGATGGAGCTTGGTTTACGGTAGGATTTAGCCGTTCAGGTTCAAGTATATTATTGTATTTGAATGGAACAGACTCAACAGACTCAGCAGCCTCACATACTAATCCGCTTACTTCTGCTAGAACTGTTAAGATTGGAATCTATGATGACTTAGGGGCTTCTCCTATGAATGGCATAATACAAGATGTCTTTGCCTACAATAGGTCTTTAAGTGCATTGGAACATCTTAATAAACATAATCTGTTGAGGATAAAGGGGAAATGTCAATAAGCCCAATTTCAGTCAGGGGCCTCTTCAAGAATGTCTCAACGGCTGGTGGTAAGGTATCTACTGGAAAGGCTTTCTAGGGGCTGAGTACGAAACGATACCAATAGGGGGATGGGGTGAAAGGGGGACGATAGCTAAGTAACCTGATTAGCCCCATTACTTAAAATGATTAAAAAATTACTATTAAAACTACTCTTACCTAAAAAGCAATACTACATTCAGGCACAGGGATTCCATTCTCATTTTCACTCTGTATTTAATGATGTTATAACGGGGGATACGCCTTATGAGCAGGAAATCACAGACGAGGTCGATAACAGCAGCAAGGGCTGGTTACTTAGAATACATAAACAATGCTAACCTTGAAACCATAGCTGACATATCATCTCTAACAGCAACCAACATCGCTTATCTGGATGAACTGGCAGCGGGTAATCTACCGAGTGATATAGACGACATCCTCTATAATGTGGCAGCCAACGCTCACCATCAAGATTCACGGGCTCGTGTTTATCCGCAAGATACACAGGTTGCAATTCAGTTGACTTGTGGTGTTGCTGCCCCTGATACCTATGGAGCTTGGACTCAGATAGTTCCGATAGACACTATTGGCTTTGATTACAAGGCGGAAGGTGTAGTTGTAGAACAAGCAGGTGCAGCAGCTACTTATTGCATTCAGATAGGCTATAGCATAGTTGACGGCACTGACCCAACCACCGCTCAGATTATGGGAGAGAGGCGAATCAGAATGCTGGGGACTCCTATTAAGACCATTCACGACCAATTACTATTCTATTCATTTGATGCCCCTGCAAATGCTAAATTATGGGGTAGGATAAAGTCGTCTACTGGAGCTGCTGACACGCTGGATGTTAGCGTGGTTATACTTCGCCACGTAGGGGTAACAAATCAGGTAGACCCATTAGCCACGTGGCCGTGGGCGGTGTAATGATGACTTTTGGTAGTGAAATTTTAGCAGAGATAAAGCGAATTAGGGAACTAGAACCAGAACGCAGAACACTTTGCCCTGTATGTGAATATGAGTTATCTGAGAAGGATGGCAAGTTATACTGTGAATTCTGTGGATGGCGTGAGAGATAATGGCAAGACCTTGTGAGAATGTTAATTTCTGCTTATTCTGTGAGTGCGCTTTTTTAGACAATCACGAAGAGTGGGACTGCTCACGGGATGAGTGTGTTGTTAATCAGATACTGGTTAAATGGTGGGAGATGAGCCTTGCAACCCACCTGAGGGAATGAAATTAGTTAAAAACATTTATTATGACCCATCCATAGACCAATATGCAATAGAACGGGAGGAATAACAAATGGCAATCGTAAAAGACTATCTAGACCCAAACGCAGCTTCCTACACAGATGACGAGATTGTAGGGAAGGTCAATGCAGCCACAGCCAATATCACAAAGGCTGGAGCTATTGAGGCGACTGCTCTTTCCACCATTGACAGCGATGACATCGGCGAAGGTGCAGCAAATCTGTATGATACGGGTGTCCCTTTAACTGCTGTCCAGACTAAGGATGCTATTGTCGCAATGGCTGATGATGACCGAGAAATCGTTATCTCAAGACCGACAACGGGGCAGTTCAAGGTTTACGCAGTTCAGCGACATACCGATGGCACTTATGAGCAAGAAAGAAGCGATACAGCGGAGAGTTAAATGGTTGTTAAGGAATATCCTGGGCATCCAGATTTAACAGGTGGTGGGGAAACCGAATTGCACACCCATCCAGGTGGGGGTGGTGCCAATGTAAAGAGTGGAACAGTATCAGGAGCTTCTGGCACTGTCACATTTAATACTGCCTTTACATCTACCCCGCAGGTGGTGATGACATCTCTTGGTGACACGGCTACGAGGGATGCCATTCTACGGGTAGACTCGGTGAGTACTACGGGTTTTAGTTGGACGGCTGATACAAGCCAGGGTGCAGCTTGGATTGCTACAAACGCAGGAGACCCATAGGGAGGTTTTAATTGTTAAATG